GAGGGTTAGAGCTCGAGTGCCATCTGCTGGATCCGTGCCCTCCGAAGTGAGGGTGCACGCCCCGAGGGTTAGTGCTAGAGAGCCAACGGTAGGCGCCTTGCCCGACGAAGTGAGGGTGCACGCCCCCAGGGTTCGAGCAAGAGAGCCAACGGTAGGCGCCGTGCCCGCGGAAGTGAGGGTGCACGCCCCGAGGGTTCGAGCAAGAGAGCCAACGGTAGGCGCAACGCCCGCGGAAGTGAGGGTGCACGCCCCCAGGGTGACGGAGAGAGAGCCAACGGTAGGCGCAACGCCCGCGGACGCGACGGTGCACGCCCCGAGCGTTCGGGCAAGAGAGCCCACGGTAGGCGCAACGCCCGCGGAAGTGATCGTGCACGCCCCGAGCGTTCGGGCAAGAGAGCCCACGGTAGGCGCAACGCCCGCAGACGCGACGGTGCACGCGCCTAGGGTTACCGCAAGATCGCCAGTAGCTGATGCGCCCCCGAGCGCGTAGCGCGCTACCGCGTAGTCGTAGAGATCGTCTAGCGCCCCGTCCGTAAGCGGGAGGGGGAGCATTCCTAGCTCGAGGATCTCCGCATCCAAGAACGCCGCAGCTGCGTAGTTCGTGCCTACGAACATCGCACGCCCGGGCGCGTCTTGTAGGTCTGCGATGGTAACGCTATCCCACGCCCCGCCGTCCACTCTGATCGAAAGCGTCGTAGTAGCTGCGGACCAGCGCGCTTGCACTACGTGATACGCGGAAGTACCGACCGCAACGTATCCCGTTACCTCCGCCGGGGGGCCCGTTACGGGGTATTGGTGCGCGCGAACGCCGCTAGCCGCAGCCGTGATACCGATAGTCGAAGAGCCGTCTTGAACGAAGATTCCGGGCTCGTCAAAAAAGATCGTGTCCGCTGCAAGGCTACCGAATTTCACTACCGCGTGAAAGGTCCAACCCAGATCGAAGCTTACAAAATCCTCTGTGTAGTAGCCTGAGGTAAACGTTACGCCCGTTGCTAGAACGTCGTCCGTGCCGTCGAAGGCTGCGGGCGTGTAGCCGTTCTGCGCCGTGCCCGTGGTCGCGGGGTTCGTCGCTTCTTCAAGGTCGTGAACATGCGACTCCCCGCCCGTGCCCGGGGTTCCGTACCAAGGGGAGCTTGCGTAGTTTGCACGCCAGTAACCGGACCACGGGAGGCTTTGCGGAAACGGTAGGCCGAAGAGCCAATCTTCCCCGAGCCCCTTCGCATCGCCTTGCGTAAGGGCCGTGCGCGTGAGGGCCGCGAGCGTAAGCGTCCCGAGCGAACCTAGGGAACGCCTGCCCATAAGGCTACCCTTGCGCTATCGAAAAGTTGCCCGCGACCGTTACCGCCGTGGTCGCAGTAGGAAGCCAAAGAAGGCTGAACGTAGTGTTATCGAAGAGCCTAACGAACTTGGTAGCGATAGCGTCCAAGTTAGCGCCAACGTTCGCAACGGGGAGCGAAAGACGCGCGAGCTCTCGGTAGGCTACGAGGTGCACAACGCCCGTGCCGTAGGAGGTGCCCAGGGTAACGGACGTGATCGCCCTAACGCCCGTGTCCCCCGCTGCAAGCTGGAAAGGCACGAAGGTGCCCGCGGCTGCTGTTTGTGGCCACGATGCCATCGTGGCGGTATTCGGACCTCCCCCCGCTGCGGGGGTGTAGCTCATGGTAGTGTTAGCGATTGCGCCCGCGTTCGTGCAAACCGTGCTACACTCGAGCCCCACGTAGACGCATTCCCCGTCCGTGCTCCCGTTGCAGTCCCGAGCGGGCCACGCCGCAGACGTTACGGTCTGCGCGGTCAACGTTGCGCTTACGATTCCTGAGTTATCCCAGAGACGATCTACAAGGATCAGCTGCCCCGAAACGCTAGCCGCGCCCTCGAGGCTCGAGAGATAGGAAAGGTCTGCGCCCGAGGGCGCGGGCACGCTGGAGAGCCCCGCGCGCGAAGTGATCGCAGCGCCCGCAAGACCGGAGCTCGGGGCCGTCATCGCCCCGGGCAATCCAGAGGCGTAAGCGAGGGAGTGCATTACTCCCGCAGCTTCCATCGTACCTCCCACTTTTAGGAAGGGTCGAGGCTGCAAGAGTCCCGCGATCACCCCGTCTAGCGAAGTGATAGCCACGGCGCTTAGGCGTTTCCGTCCGTGAGGGTGAACGAAGTAATCGTGCAAGCCTGCGCAGCCGCAAGCACGTTGTTATCCAGGGTCATATCCCCTCCCCCGCCCGTGATCGTTACGGTGCCCTGAATGTGGCAAGTAACGCCTTGCTTGATCCTGAAGTGTCCGACCGTGCCCGCGTTGTCTGCGCTTGCGTCCGTCCAAGATCCTGCAAGAGCCTTAGCGCCTGCGCTAGCCGCTGCCATCCAATCCGATGGCAGCGTCATGGTAGCAACCACGGTGCCCGAGTCCGCAGTAGCACACGTTGCCGGGGGCGCTCCCGTGCGTAGCTCGAGCGTGGGGGATGTGCTGATCGTCGATTCGATAGTATCGAGACGCGCGTTACGAACCGTGACGGAAAGTTGTAGAGCCATGCGGAAGACCTCAGGGGGAGAGCTCGGAAGCCCCGAGCACATCGATTACAAAAACGTCCGTGCGCAATTCGTCGCCCGGCGTAGCGGTCTCGAAAGAGACCCACGCAAACCACTTGCCAACCTGGTCTAGGTCGCTCGAGGTGAGCACCTTACGCACGGTGATAGAGTCCGCGTCTTGGGCGGAGATCGTAGCGGCCCATTCCACTTCTTCCCCTGCCAGGGGCTTCGTGGCGTGTAGGGTTGCGCTGGTAGGATCTTCGGGATCGAAGTCCGTCCCCGAGGGGATCGTGATCTCGATTGCATAGGGGGAACCCATGCCTACGCGCAGCTTCGGGGGCTTCACCTAGGGAGCCTAGGTACCTAGGTCTTCCTCGGGATCTTCGATACTTTCGATGAATCCGGGCTCACCTTCGTCAGGCCCGAGCACGTCAGTAATTGCGTACGCAAAGCGGACATCCAAGATCGCAGCGCTGGTAGCCCGATTGTCTACGGTGCCGTCTAGCGTTGTGATCGAAGGGGAATCGACTAGGGCTAGCCCTGCGTCGTCACGGAGCTCGGCCCGGACGCTCGGGCGCATGAGGCGCAGCCGCAAGAGATCTAGTTCGTCGTATGCCTCTTGAGACCCGAATAGTTCAAGCCTCATAGAAACCGTAGCGATCCTATGACCGATCATAGTTTCGCTCGAAGCCGTGAAGTCCCGCACGATATCGGGGGTGCCTCGGGATTGCGTGGCTACGACGGAAAGCGTTAGCTGCCCTACGTACTCCCCGGGGATCGGAAGTATGAAGGGCTCGGGCTCCCCGTCCCAAACGACGTTTTCATCGTGCACGCTGGTAAGGCGCCGCAGGATCGTACGTAGATCGTCTTTGGGGAAGCCCACGCGGGAGGCTAGGTCTTGGTGCCCCCTACGATCTCACTCCCCCACGTGGCCCTGTAAGTGATCGAAGATCGAAGCTGCCCCGTATCGATCAGGGGTTTGCTCGAGTGCTTGCGCCGAATGGTAACGGCTGCGTTCGGCGGGGGGATGCCTCGAGCCATGCGCCGTTGTATCTCTCCCACGAACTTCACCCCGAGCAAGTTCAGCACTTGCCCCGGGGTTCGCTTCCCGTTGATGCAAGACTGCATGAGGGAAAGGGCAAGCTTGGAATTCTTCGGAGCTTCTTCGTCGAAGTACGCGCGCAAGAAGGATCGTTGCGGCACGTTGCCCGCTCCGAATTCGTTCCACGTTGCGATGTCCAAAACGGTGAGGTTCCGGGAGCTCGGGGACTTCGCGGGGCGCGTTGCCGCCCCCTTCTGTCGCTCTTGAAGAACCTTCTTTTGGATAGCCTTTACTTGCGCTTTCCTCGAAGCCTTCACACGTTGCAAAGCCTTGGCGCGCTTCAACCGTTTTCGGAAGAGCTTCGACGCGTTGGCCAAGATCTTCCTAGCTGCGCCCGGGCGTGCCTCTGCTTTCGCCTTCTTGCGCTCTAGCCCCTCGACACTCGAGCGAATCGACGCCCAAGCCGCAGGGTTCTGCGAGACAACCCCGAGGGCTGTAGCCGCTGCGGCTTTCGAGATCGTCCCCTTCGCTACCGCCTTCTCTAGCCCTTGCTTCGCGTCCAAGACCCGGGAGTCATGCTTGACGGCGCCCGCAGACGCGAACACGCCTACCTCGACATAGGCGCGGCGCCCGCCCCCATAGAGGCGCTTTACTAGATCGTCGTACTTGGCGCGCTTGTCTACGAAGGGCACGGGCTCACCCCGAGGCGCCGCACGCGCGGCACTTCCGAGAGCGCAGCCTATCGACTACGAACGCCCCAACGGCGCTCTTAGCGATACCGACCCAGGCTTCTTTGCTCGGAGCCGTGAGGTCCGCCCACGCCACGTGGTTAGCGCGCCAACCCTCGAAACGTGAAAGGGTGCGCTCGAAGTGCGCGTCATAGCACGCCTTAGCTACGCAGTCCCAATCCGTAGGCACGGACATCTAGGTGTTCCTGCAGCCTTGCGCGACCTTGCGCACGAGGTCCGCATAGTGCGTGAAGTACGTGCTTCCCCCGCTAGCGTTCGAGAGCTTCGCCGTGTTTCCGTACGGGGAAAGGGCCATCTTGTGCGCTGCGAGGTAGGCGATCCCCTGGTCCAAGAGAGTGCCCCACACTTCCTCGGAACACTCGAGCGCAGCCGCGTTTAGATGCGCCGTGAGCATCGGATCGGGCACCGAACGGAACTCGGGAAACTGCGTCTTGAATTCCGTAAGTGTCACGGATGGAGCTTAGGGCTTCTTGCTCTCGTAGCGCTGGATCTGAACGGGCACGATCTTCGCCCAAGGGTAGCCCCTAAGTAGCAAATTCCGGGAGGCGTCAACTGCGATTAAGCCGTCTTCGTCGATTGCAGCCCACCAAAACTTCCGTTCCGACAAGGCCTTATCTACGTCTCCCCGTCTCACTCCCCGCCCCTCTCAGCTTCCACGGGCTCCCCCACGGGCTCCCCGAGTTCTTCGCCTAGCTGCACCTCTTGCATTCTCTAGCCTTCCTCTCGTGCGTCTCACGAGCCATTGCGGATCATCGGGAGCGAACCAAAACCATAGGTGCTCGGGGATCAAGATCTCCCCGCTAAGGGGCGCGTACCTCGGGCAAAGCTTCCACCTACACGGGTAGGGCTCTTTGCAGACTGAGCACCTCGAGCGCTTCGTGCACACGCGTTGATGCTGGCGCCATCCGTTCGCACGTACCCCCTCCCCGCACGTGCGGCAAAGGTAGAGGGGGTCTCTCGGGCTCCCCTTCTTGCGCCCTCCCCCGCGCCAAGTCACGGGGCTACTCGGGCGCGAAGAAGAGCGCGAAGATCACAACGCCGAACGCTACGCATTCCCCGATCACTAGCGACACCTCTAGCCCGGTCAAGGGCCCCTCCCGAGCGCATACACGGCGCCCGCAACCCCTACCCAAAAGGCAAGGATCACCCCCGCGAAGGCGCCGTAGAAGGACCACGCCGCGGGGCTCACTTGCTGCCCCCCTTCGTCGCATCGTGCACTAGCCGCAGCTTCGGCGCTGGCTTGCGCTTCCACTCTTTGATCGCCCACCTCCCGCCCCTTCGAGGGCCCCACACGAACCAGGCATACTCAGTAGAATCCGTGCCCCCGCCATTGAAAGACGGGCGCGGCACGAGCCCGAAGACATCCGAGGGGTGCGCCTTGTGAAAGGCAAGGCGCCCGCGGGAGCCCTTGAAGCCCTCGGGGAGCAACATTGCGACGGTGCCTTTGCGCTTGGCTACGCACGCTAGGGCGCGTTCGACGAACGCCAGGGCGTGCTTGTACGGCGGGTTGCCGATCACGAGATCGCAATCACTCACGGGGAGGGTGAGAAAGTCCCCCTCGGTAACGTTCGCAGTAGGGATTCCTCGGGCTCGGGCTTGCTCTACCAAGGGCCCTTGGATGTCTACCCCGTAGGTTTCTGCTTTAGGTGCGCGGGCATAGACGCGCTCGAGGATAACCCCGTTGCCGCAGCCCGGATCCAAGACCACGCCCGAGTAGTCGGGACCTACCCCGATCTCGTCCAAGATCGCATCAACGCACGCGCCCGGGGTCTCGTAGAAATCGTGCGGCTGCCTCGAGAGCCCCCCTCGATTGGTAGAGCTCACTGCTGCCACTCCACGCGAACGCCCAAGGCTTTCAAGGCTTCGCCCATAGCGTCTAGCGCCTTGTCTTGTGCCGCGAGGGCTTCGTCGCGTTCGGCTAGGGCTGCGTTGCGTTCATCGCGCAGACCTTGCCACTTCGCACACGTCACGAGAGCATCGGCCTTGGCTATGTCGCGTTCCCTCACCGCTTCGGCGCGTTCGGCTAGGGCTGCGTTGCGTTCATCGCGCAAGGTCTCGAGCTCTTCGAGCCCGCTAAGGATCGCGTGCACCTCCCCCTGCGAGACTACGAGCACGGCGAATGTCTCTTCTTCGTTCATCGAAAGAACTTCCTTGCAGCGTCGAAAACTTCATCGGGCGCCCCGCGACGAAGGGCACACGAAGAGAGCACACGCGTGCTCCGAAGAAACTCACGCCAGCACTCGAGGCACGCGATTACCGGCCCGTAGGCCCTGCATCGATCTTCCTCGCCGCAGCGTTCACACTTCACGCGGAAGACTAGTCCCTAAGTGTCAACGTGTTCAGTGAAAAGAGCCCGGGCGCGTTAGCGCGCGGGCTCTTTTTCTTAGACCTCGGTACCGTCCATGTAGGCTACACCCTTCGGTTGCCGAAGGATCCAGCCGCCCCAACGGGCGTGGCACATGACATCGAACGCGAGCCCGTTTTGCTGCGGGGCGAATTGTTCAAACTCTTGGGCGATCACTGCCTCGAGCACCTCGGGATCGTTGTCCAAGAGCATGACGCGCTCTTTACTCGAGCCTCCCGCCGTATCAAGGCGCGGGGCGTGAATGATTCGCTCGAGACCGGGGACGCCGGCCATGAGGTACTCAACGATCTTGGACCGGAGCGAACCACCCGAGCCCGGGAGATTCTTGTAGGTGACCTTCTTGTAAGCCTTGGTGGGGAGCAAGAGGATCTTGCCCTTGCACGCGCCCTTCGTGTCATTGAACATGCTTTCGGCCATCCAAAGCACGTCTTGCACGATCTCGTCTGCATCCGTAGCTGCGTTCGCCCAATCGCCCGTGAGCGGGGTAACGGCTGCGATGCCCGAGAGCGAAGCAAGGCCAGTGAAGCCCGCAACGGTATCGCCATTGAAGGCGAGGGCATCAAGCTTGCGCTCGATGGTATCGCGGGCAAGGTTCGCCTTGCGCATGCTGAGATCCATTCCGGTCTGCGCAGCCCGGCGCATGTCTTGGATCGTGTAGCTGTACGAGGCTCCCACGCCCTTGACCACGCCCGAGTATTCCTTGCCCTGCAATTCGACGGAGGGGAAGTCTTTGGAGCGGTAGCCGTCCAAGATCTTCGCCTCTCCGAAGCCTTCGACCTCGCGGTAGGTGTGCGACTCGTCAGCGTTGCTCACCTCGCGATTGATCGAAGCAAAGTCACGGAAGACGCTCGGGAGCTTCTTGATCTCGTAGACCTTCCCGAAGACGTGCTCAAGCTGGCGTGTAAACGCCATGGTCTCGTTAGCGTCTGCGCGGCCCTCTGCCGCGATCAAGCCCGCTGCAACCACTCCCGCCATATCGAATCGCTTCATCGTTTTTGTACCTACGGACTTGAGAACCCCGGGGACCCCGGGGCAAAACATTGGGTTACGTTGCCTGCGGGTTACGCGGGCAGGTTCAATTCCACTTGGCCAAGGCCCGAGGGACCGGACTTCACGAAGCGGCACCCCTCGAGGGCGCTGATCTCAGTGCCCGCGCCCGCGCTTGTCGCAGTAGTCGTGAGCTTGCCGCGATCTGTCGCAACGGTGCTGGAGTGGTTGATGTTCGCGGCAACGAGCTCCCCGGGAGCGGATCCGGTGATCTGCGCATAGATGCGACCCTTGCGCATGACGCAGACGACATCGCCCGCGGCGTAGCCGCCCGGGAGATCCGAAACCTGGTAGACCGCAACGCCAACGGGCTTCGTAAGGGTCGTCCCTTGAGGGTTCCGGACCTTACCGTCCGTGTGAAGCTCCACGAAGCGCCCGGCTTCGATAGCCTCCGAGCACACGTAGGAGACGCATTCAGACGCGGAGTTATCCGCGATCTGGCCCGCGAGGGCCGCGGTGTAGTCGCTGGTATAGGTGGTCTGCGGCATTACTGGCTAGCTCCCGTGTGCATGGTGTCGAGACGTTTCAGCATGTCCGCTCGAGCCTTCGAGACGGGATCAAGGTCGCCCTCCGAGGGCAACGCGCCCGCGGCTGCGATCTGAACTTGAGCGCGCGAAGCATCGCTGCGCACGGGATCGGCAAGCATGTCGAAACGTGCCCGCAGGTAATCCGAGCTCTTGCCCTCGGGGGCGAAGGTCGCGTCCGCCTTCTTGATAGCTTCGACCATGATCTCGGAATCCGAGCGGCCCTTGCAGGAAACACCGTGCGCTTGGGCCCGAAGCTCCAAAGACACGCGATTTTCCACGGCTTTTGAATTAGTCTCTTCTAGATTCTTTTGATCCCTAGCCAAGCCGTCTGCGCGTGCTTGGGCCTTGTCGGCATCGGCCCGCGCGGCATCGCGTTCGGCGCGAAGCGTGTCCGCATCTTTGCGGAGGGCTTCGTTCATCTTGAGGGCTTCTTCCAAAGTCATGCGATCCCGTTCCTTCTGAGAGGTGGTTACGGGGGGAGCATAGGCACCGCCTACAGGGGCTTCGGGGTGCGCCTCTAGATGCGCGTCGAAGTGATCGGCTAGCCCGTCGAACTTGAGCGCTACAGCGTTGCCCGCACGCCCCCAGTTACGCGGCCCAAGGCCGACATGGTTGTATCGGATGTCCCTTTGCACGAGGTCATAGGGGGTGCCCTCGTAAACGCCAGGGGTGAGATCCTCCCGAACGGTGTACCCGCACGAGAGTTCTACAAGTGCTTCGCTCTCGACACCTTGCACCGCGTCAGCGCGTTGCACGATCACAACGCCCGAGACGAACGGCGCAGCCTCTAGAGGGTCCCGCACGTGCCCAACGGAGAGCTTCTCCCAATTGGTCGCGTCAACGCCCGGGGGGTGTCCGATGGTAACGGGCGCGTCCGCAAGGCTCGCCAAAGAGTCCGCGTGAAACACCTCTTCCGCGGGGCGTAGCTCGCGACGCACGGCGCCCGAGGGCGTGCGGTACTCAAGCACGCCAACGCGCGTGAGGTTCGCAGGGAGACGCACGCCCCCCTGCGGGGTGCGGTGCTTCGCATCGATGCGAGCGAAATCTGTACGGGTAGCCACGCAGGAGGCTAGACGATCACTAAGGCCCGTAAGCGATCCGGAAGCGATCCCGCACCTTTTACCCCTTGGATCACTTAGATCACTTAGATCACTAGGTAGTAAGTAATGGGGGATCCGAGGGGTGTAGGGGGCCCCCTACAGGGGTTTGTTGGACCGTTTTTCCCTGATCACGGGTGCAAGAGATCCGGCAAACCGGAAGAGCTTGAAAGGTTTGGCTTTTCAGCCTGATCGCTTTTCGGATCGCTAGTGTGCACCTTGCGATCTCTCGGTGTTTTCTAAGGTGCACAAACGACGAAGGGGCCCGGTTAGGGCCCCTCGGGGTGTCACTTGAACTTTAGCACTTCCGGGCTCGGGGTCTCTCTTCGGAGGTCTTCGGGGACGATCCACACCCTTGCGCGCCTTGACTTGATGCGCCTCAATTCTCTCTTGAGCCCTAGCGAACGCAGACACGCGCCTACGCGCCGTTGCTCTGAGACCCCTTGGCGCTCAATAGGCACCCCCAAGAAGTTCAGCACGCGAGAGACTGCCACTTCTTCCTTGCCCGCGCAGTATTCCGCGATCCGTTCCGTCCACGTGTCCGAAGCCTCTAGAGCTACCTCGAAGCGTTCCGTCTGTTCGGCTGCTAGCGCCCTCTCTTCGGGGGAGAGGTGCAAGGGCTCCCCGGCTAGGAAGAGATCTCGCGCGGCTGCGATGATCTGATCTCGGTGCTCGAGGAACCAATCAATTGGGATCTCTCGAAGCACCTCGATGCACCAATAGCGACGGTTGCCCGTAGGGTCCCGCAAGATCTCTTCTTCGTTCGTGGTCCCGATGAATACGCATCGGCGGGGGTGATCTTCGGCGTGCCGTTCGTACTTCTGCGTGTACCTATCGACGGAACGGGAGGTAAACGCCTTCTGCGTCTCGATATCGCTTCGCTTGGTAGCTACGAGCTCCGCCACTTCTACGATCAGCTTCCCGTGTAGCTGCCTGATCACGTTGTCACTCTCGAGGGCCGGGAGCGCATCGCAGAACCAAGCCTCATGCGGCACGATAGAGCGCGCGAAGGTGCTCTTTCGCACGCCCTGCGCCCCGGTGAGGATCAGCATTTCTTGAAAGAGGATCCCCGGCACGAGGGCCCGGGCTGCCACGCCCATGAACCAATGGCGCAAGTAGACCTCTTGGATCTCCGATTGCGAGCCGAAGAGACGACAAGCCAAGCCGTCGAAGATCTTGGGGTCCCCTGGGGGCAGTGACATGATCCACTCCCGCAAAGGGTCGAAGCGATGCGCGTAGCAGACCGCTTCTAGCGCGTCGTAGACCATGTCTTTACCAACTGCGATCCCCTCGTGCTCAAGCAAGGCGCGCACGCTGGTAGCGTCACTCTGCGAGAGGGCGCCGTTCTCAGCACGCAAGGCGATAGGGGGATCGACGGCCAAGGGGTGCCCGGCGAATTCATCGTATTGCAGCACGCCCGCCCACTCCCCGGAAGAGAGGTAGGTGATCACGTCCGTGATTCGCCCTTTCGAGATCATCGGGGACGGCGCTAGGGCCGTGACCTCGTAAGCGTACGCGTGCCCCGGGGTCTTGGTGCGGCGTGGCTTCGCGGGCGCCTCGAGGGAAGGCGCGGGCGCCGTCGCTCGCTTGGATGCGCGGAGCATGCTCTCGAGCATTGAAGGGCGTAGCCATTGCCCCGGGGACTTGTCGCCCGAGTCCCGGGCTTCGATCAGTTTGCGGCGCAAAGTGTCTTCGGGCCACGGCGGGGCGCAACGCGCGTTGAACCCTTGGATCTCTTCCCAAGCTACCTCGATAGGTAGCTCGAGGGTGCGCATCAAGCGCAGCGCCACGTGCCACAATTGTTGATCCCCGCCTTGCCCTTCGACGCACGGCGGGGCGCTTGCGAGGTACGCCCGTGCTTCCTCGAGCGCTTCGCGCCCGCGTTCCGTTGAAAGGTCCACGGGCACGAGCTCCCCGGGGGCTTCGGGGCTTCGTGCTTTGCGTCGCAAGCCTTCCCACTGCAAGAGCTCGGGGGGAGCATCTGCGATCTCTTCGGGCGCATCGGGATCAAGCCGATACCTCGTGCCGTTTTTATGCATGCTGCCCTCGAGCACTACAAAACCGCCGTCACCGCGGATGTCCGTATCAGCCTCGAACTCCCGCACGGAATTGCGCACGGCAAAGCCGGGCCAACGGAAGTAGAAGTGCGCGCCCCCTCGGGGCGTGAGCACGGTACGCGTAGCGGGGAAGGCTTCGCGGCACGCTTGGGCCGCAGACGCAGAATCGCAATCGACTACGAAGCACCCCGAGCGTTCGCCGGTAGCGAGCCCGTAGCCGCAGCCCTCGGGGCCTTGGATGCTCTCACCGGCTACGAGGTTCGCCCAAGGCACGGAAGGGTGCTTGCCCGCGCGCGTGCACGCCGCGCCCTCGGAGCATGTGCACTTGCCGTCTACAACCAAAAAGAGGGGGAAGCGAGACACCCCCCGAACCTAGGACAAAAAAACCCGAGTGCTTCGAGAATAATTCTCTCCTAGTTACTTTTTCTTTGCATAGTCTCTCCGAGAGAGTAAAGACGGGGGCGTGCTTTTCCCCTACGTACCCACGGTGCACCCCGAAGACGCGGAGTGCAAGAGCGCTTCGGAGATCGATACGTACGGGCAATGCGCCCGCAAGTGGGGATGGGTGTACCTTGCAGGTTTCCGCGAGCCCCCGCACCCTAGCGCGGTGCTCGGTAGCCGCACGCATACGCAGCTAGAGCGCTACTTGTCGCGGGGCTACTTGAGCTTCATGCTGGAAGACGGTTCCCCGGACGAGAGCGGAGAGATCGCGCAAGCGGGTCTCCCCTACCTCCCCGAGCCCGGAACCCCGGGAATGATTATCGAGGGCTCTTTTGCCTCCCGTTCGGAAGAGACGGGGATCGTGTATCGGGGCTTCAAGGATCTAGAGCTTCCCGGTCTCGTGCACGATCACAAGACCACGGGCAACCCTCGCTATGCGTTGACGGCGGAAACACTGCCTTGGAACACGCAAGCGATCATCTATGCGCAGGATCACCTTGACGCGTTCCGCGTCGATACCGTCAATCTTCGCTGGCTCTACCTAGCGACGAAGGGCGCCCGCAAGGCTTGGCCCGTTGACGTGACACTTGACCGCGCGACCGTCGAAGACCGCATGCGCGTAGTCGAGAGCATCGCTCTCGAGATGAAAGAGATCAAGGGCCGGGTTAGTGCCTCCGAGGTGCTTTCCCTCCCGCCGAATGCGAACGCTTGCGAGGGCTATGGGGGCTGCCCTCATAGGCACCGTTGCAATTTGTCCCAAGGTGAAAGGTTGAAATCGATCATGTCTACTTCCGTTTTGGCATCTATCCGCGCACGTAAAGAGGCTCTTGAGGCTCGCAAGGCTCCCGAACCCGAGGCGCTCGAGCCCGAGACGGCGCTGGATCCCGTCCCGATCAACCCGCCCGAGAGCGCCCTTCCCGCAGCGCAGCCCACGGGTATCGCCCCCGCGCCCGAGGCTGCGAAGGGTTACCCGTCTTCGTGGGATGTCGCACAAGAACCGGTGAAGCCCGCAGCCGTCGAAGATAAGCCCAAGCGCGCGCGCGCGAAGCGCGTAGAGACGGAGGCGCCAGAGGTCCCGGCCCCCCTTGTCGCAGGCATCGGCGCCTTCGCCCTCTACGTGGATTGCATCCCCGTCCGCGGGCGTGCTGTAACGCACCTCTCGGAGCTCGTAGCGAAGGCTGCGGAGACGATCAAGAACGATCCGGATTGCGATGGCGCAGCCGACTATCGCTTTATTCCGTACGGCAAGGGGCCCGGGGTGCTGTCCCTTGCGGTGCTCTCGGTTGCGAAGGGGTGCGATGCGATCGCGCTTTCCACGCGCACGCCCGAGGGCGCGGCGTGCTTGTCTGCGCTCGAGGGCGCTGCGGTGTACGTGGTTAGGGGGTTGCCGTGAACCCCGCTTGCATCGTCCCCGAGCGCCTCGCGAAGCTCGAAGAAATCTCTTTGCATCATGGCCAGCATAAGCATTTTGACTCGGGCCATTGCGCCCTCGAGGTGGTCTCTTGGCTTGCGGGCTCTCCCGAGGATCAGATCACTGACAAGCCCGATTGCGTGTGCCCGGTTATCGGGTCTGCGGTCATTTCGTGGAATGACTCTCTTCCCGACGAAACGCGAACGCAGCTTATCCGGCCCTTGCTTGTGTCCCTGGTAGGCACGCGCAGCACTTCGGATGATCTGCTTTTGCGCCGCACGTACAGGATCTTGGATTGGCACATCCGAGAGCGTGCGCCCCTCTTATTGCGCCTCGCAGGGCTGGAAGAGCACGCGCAGAACTTGGAAGGTCTCGCGCCTATCACCTCCCAAGAGTCTTTGGACCTTGCGGGACCTCTTTGCAGCGCAGCCGAGAGCGCAGCCCGTAGCGCAGCCCGTAGCGCAGCCCGTAGCGCAGCCGAGAGCGCAGCCCGTAGCGCAGCCGAGAGCGCAGCCGAGAGCGCAGCCGAGAGCGCAGCCGAGAGAGCAGCCCGTAGCGCAGCCTATAGCGCAGCCCGGAGCGCAGCCTATAGCGCTCTTTCCGAGACCGTGATCAAGGCGCAAGAGAGCTTCGTTCGCTGCATCTTGGATATGTGCGCGATGAAAGAGGTGTCTCAATGAACCTTGAACGGAGCCGGGAGAACGAACGACGCGGGCAAGACGAAGCCGGGGGTTTGTCGCATCGGGAGATTGCGAAACGTCTCGGGATCAGCCCCGCACGTGTTCAGCAGATCGAAGCCCAAGCACTGCGCAAGCTCGCGAAGCTTGCAAAGGGGTGGCAATGAATACGCCCTATGTCTGCTGGCGCGCGGGCGCGAAGTGTGCAAAGTCGCAGCCCGAAGGTTCGCGGCGAAACCTGATCGTGTTTGGGGTTCTTGGATCGTGAGTCGCAAGGTCTCCCCGAAGAAGATCGAACGTATCGCAGAGCGCCTCTTTTGCGCGGGGTACAAGGTAACTTCTTGGGCCGTCCAATCGGACTACCTGCGGGGCCTATGGTTCGCCGCAGCGTGGGAAGCGTACCTAGGTGGGATGAACTAGACCCCGCTAGCGCGGGAGCACACGGGCTGCACTTCTTCGGAGGTGCGGCCTAGGGGTGCTGTGAATACCAAAGAACTATCAGCCCTAGATCATGAAGCGCGGGCCGTGCTCGCTTGCCCCGGTCCCGTACGTGAGACCGGCTTGTCTAAGACGCTTGCGGGCTACTTGCGGCGTGTGATCGCAGAGCTTCGCGCCGTGCGTAAGGCGAACGAACTCGAACGCGTGCGCCATGCGCGGGAGCTAGCCGAAGCGCGGGAAGAGACGGCGCAAGCGCTCGAGCGTGCGGCACGTCTGCATCGCTGTCTCTACGGTAGCGGGGGGAAGCCGTGACGCGCTCCCTCTTTGTCTTCGCGCTTCCGGAATCAACGGCCTACGTGCTCGCGTTGGACGAAGACCACGCGCGTCAGATCTTGCGCCGTAACTTCTGCGACGAAAAGAAGCATTGGGCGGAATCGCCTCGGATCCCTTTCTTGGGGCCCGGATCATGAGCGGCTTCGTGCGGGGCGCCATCGCCCAAACAAGGGACTTCAAGCGCATCGCAAACCTACCCCGCAGAGACACGCCCGAAGACCTATCGGAGCGCATCACACGAGAGCATGCGCGGGAGGGGGGCACGATGCGTCTGCGCCCGATCCAAGCGCAAGCGCTACACGAGCTCCAAGAGACCGGGGGGCTCTTCGCACCTATCCGCGTGGGGGGCGGTAAGACCCTGCTTTCCTTGCTCGCGCCTCGAGTGGTACGCGCAGAGCGCCCGCTACTCTTGCTCCCGGCTTCGCTTATCGAAAAGACGGAGCGCGAACGCAAAGAGCTTTCCAAGGACTGGCACCTTCCCGCGAACCTTCGGATCTACTCCTACGAGATGCTCGGGCGTGAGCAGAGCGCCACGTTCTTAGACTTCATGCGCCCGGACTTCTTGATCTTGGACGAAGGGCACCGCGCCAAGAATAAGCGCGCGGGGGTAACCCGTCGCTTGGTTCGGTACCTTCGCGCGCACCCCGAGACGAAGGTGCTCGTGATGTCCGGGACCGTCCTAAAGCGATCCATAAAGGACTTCGCGCACCTTCTGACGTGGACGCACAAAGACGGCGCGCCTATCCCCCTCGAGGATTCCGAGCTCGAAGAGTGGTCCCTTTGCTTGGACGAAAAGATCAACCCCTTGCAGCGCGTGCACCCCGGGGCGTTGCTCACTCTCGCAGCGCCCGGTGACCAGGGCCGCAACGCTTTGCAGACCGCGCGGAAGGCGTTCCACCGCAGGCTAGTCGAGACCCCGGGGATCGTCTCTAGCGCGGGCGATCAAGTCTCGTGTTCGCTCTATCTGCGCGGACACGTAGTTGAAGGCAACGGGGAGACGGATAGGCACTTCAAGACGCTTCGGGAGCTTTGGGAAACGCCGGACGGGTGGGCCCTTACGCAAGCCGTAGATGTGTGGCGCCACTCGAGAGAGCTAGCCCTAGGGTTTCACTATGTGTGGGATCCGCGACCTCCGCAGCCGTGGCTAAACGCCCGGCGCGCGTGGGCCAAGTTCGTACGGGATACGCTCGCCCACTCTCGGAGCCTTGATACAGAGCTACAGGTAGCGAACGCGTGCCGCGCGGGGAAGCTGCCCCGGGGGGAGTGGGATTGGTGGGACGGGATCCGGGCCACGTTCCAGATCAACCCTAAGGCGATCTGGCATGATCGCGCGGCCCTTGATTGGGCTGCGGCGTGGCTCGAGAAAGAGAAAGGGATCGCTTGGTGTGATCACACCTTCTTCGCTCGTGAGCTCTCACGGCTTACGGGGGTGCCCTACTACGGACCCCAGGGAAAGGACCTCGAGGGCAACCCTATCGAGAGCGCCAAGGGGCGCCCGGCTATCGCAAGCGTTGCAGCGAACGCCACGGGCCGGAACCTTCAAGCATGGTCCAAGAATCTGATCACCTCTTGCCCCCCGAGCGCGGACACGTGGGAGCAGCTACTAGGGCGCACGCACCGCGACGGACAAGAAGCGGATCAAGTCGAGGTTGACGTGATCTTTTCGTGCCTCGAGCACGTAGAAGCGTGGGAGCGCGCGCTAGCCGATGCACGCATGGCGCAAGACATGCTAGGGCAACCCCAGAAGCTTTTACTTGCAGACTGCACGATACCTAGATCGCCCTCGAACGGCGCCCGCTGGAAAAAGTGAAGCGCGCAGAAAAAACCGCTGAACATATTCTCTCCTAGCCAGTAAGTTCCTATCACTCGCAAGCCGCGGGCAAAGGAGCTAGAGCAATCATGGGAGCATTCGGCGGACTCAAAGGAGCAAAGACCAGCGAAGCGGGGCAGTATCTCGGTGAGGGAGATTTCAAGTTGAGGGTGCTGCGGTGCCTTGTCACTGGCCGTAGCGGTCCCGTGTTCATCGCAGAGTGTGAGGTAGTAGAGAACGCCACGGGCAAGAAGAATGAGAAGGGGGAGATCATCGATCCCGTTGGGTCCAAGCGCTCTTGGGCGCAGAAGCTCACGGACAAGGATATCGGCTTCGGCGCGTTGAAAGGCTTCCTCTACGCTTGCTCGGGGCTCTCGCCTTCGGACCCCTCGCAAGCGGCGCAGATCAAAGAATTCGACGAAGAGATCGAAACCGTTGCAGACGCTACCGTAGGTCCCGATCAGGCTATGGCGGGGCTCTTCGTTCGTGACTCTGTCTTCTTGAAAGAGAGCAAGGGCAAGCCGGGGCAGTTTTACCACCGGCATCAATTCAGCCCTGCGGAGTGAGACACAAGCCCCGCAAAGGGGCGTACGCCGCGCGTAGTTCAACGGGAAGAATCCCCGCATTGTAGCGGGGGGATGCGGGTGCAAAGCCCGCCGCGCGGTCTGCGGGGAGTCTTGGGCTATGTCGCTTCAATTGCGGCCCTCCAAGGCTCCCCGCTTTTTCTATCTAGGAGCTAACTAATGCACATCCTAAAAGGCTCTTCCCCGCAGCTAGACGCGTCCGACCTCGCACGAATCGAGATCGAATGTGCTTCGGACATTCTCGTTATGTCCCTCGTGCACGATCTCTTGATTGCCCACGAAGCCGAACGCGAGAACGAAGACAACGCCGCGAAGGTCGAAGGGCTCGAGGTCTTCCTCGAGGAAGTCAGGGAAGAACTCAAAAACACCCAAAAGACTCTCGAGGAAGTGCGGGAGCTAGCGGAGAACTATCGGAAGGAACTCGAAGAGACCCAAGACGATAGGGACGGCTTGCGGCTGCGCATGCAGAACGCTCGAAACTCTATCGAAGCGGTTCTAGAGGCGGCGCTATGATCATCGCCTTTGATACGGAGACGGCGCTTATCGCCCCCGCGCGTTGCGCCCCCGAGCTCGCGTGTCTCACATGGCAGAGCGAAGGCGAGGGCCCGCACCTCGAGACGCCCCGAGACGGGGTAAGCCTCGTGCGCACGTGGCTTATGAACGGGCACACCCTCGTAGGTCACAACGTGGCCTATGACCTTGCGGTCTTGTGCGCTGCGGATCACACGCTGATCCCCCTCGTGTTCAAGGCATATGAGCAAGACCAGATCACCGATACGATGATCCGTCAGAAGCTCTTGGACATCTCAGCGGGTTGTTACCGCGGGCGCTTCGGCCAAGGCGGGAGGTGGGTAAAATACGACTACTCGCTAGACGCGCTAACGCGCCGTCTCTGCGGGCGCACGCTGGATAAAGACACGTGGCGCTTGCGCTACGGGGAGCTTATCGGCGTACCCCTCGCAGAGTGGCCCGAGGGCGCCCGTACCTACCCCCTCGAAGATGCTAGGGCTACGTGGGAGATCTACCAAGCACAAGAAGAGCACGCGGGGGAGTACCTCGCAGACCAGTACAGGCAAGCCCGCGCGGCTTGGTGGCTACACCTCGCTTCGGCGTGGGGGCTTCGGACCACGCCCGAGGGCGTGCGGCAATTGTGCGAGGCCACTTCCGAAGAGCTTTCGGGCATTGAAGCCCGGCTTATCAAGGAAGGGCTCTTGCGGCACAACGGGTCCCGGGACACGAAGCGCGCGAAGTCCCTCATGCTCGAGGTGTGCGGCTGGAAAGAGACCTCCCCGGGCGTATTCGAGCCCGCGAACGGTTCCGAGGGTAAGCCGCTGCGCCTCACGGACACGGGCAACGTCTCGCTAGATGCAGACGCGTGCGAAGCGACGGGGGACGAGATCTTAGAAGACTACGCCCGGGCTACTGCCTTGAAGGGCGTTCTATCGAAGGATTACGCGGCCCTCGTGCAAGGTGTGGAGTACCCGATACACACGCGCTTCGACCTTGCGGAGACCGGGCGCACTACGAGCGCCAAGCCGAATATCCAGAATTGGCGCCGCATGCGCGGGATTCGAGAGTGCTTCGTACCGCGCCCGGGCTTCGTGTTCGCGCAAAGCGATTACGACGGGCTAGAGCTTCGGACCTTGGCGCAGACGTGCCTTACCTTGCTAGGGCGCTCGGAGCTCGCAGGGGCATTGAACGCGGGGCTAGATCCCCACTTGGCCCTAGCCGCTACGATCCTCGGGATCACCTACGACGAAGCCAAGGCGCGCAAGAAAGACGAAGACGTACAGAACGCCCGCCAGGTAGCGAAGGTCGCTAACTTCGGCTTCCCCGGGGGGCTCGGGATCAAGACCCTAGTGCTCTTCGCTCGCAAGGGCTACGGGGTGACGCTTACCGAAGAGCAAGCGCAAGACCTAAAAGACCAGTGGCTACGCCAGTGGCCCGAAATGCGCGAATACTTTGCCCTCGTGTCCCGTCTTTCCGATGGGCCATACGGCGCCACGATTACGCAGATCGGATCTAACCGCGTGCGTGGGGGCGCCTCGTATACCGCGGCGTGCAATTCGTTCTTTCAAGGGCTCGGAGCAGACGCGACGAAGCACGCGGGTTTCCTGATCGCGAAGGCTTGTTACGTGGATCGTGCCTCCCCTCTCTTCGGATCAAGGATCGTCTGCTACGTGCACGATGAATTCATTCTTGAGGTGCCCGAGGCGCGGGCGCACGAAGCTGCGGAAGAGCTCGCCCTATTGATGATCGTGGGGGCTAACGAGTGGCTTCCGGACGTGCCCGCTACAACGGAACCGCTACTCATGCGGTACTGGTCGAAAGACGCGAAGCGCCTCGTAGGCGCAGACGGGAAGCTGATCCCTTGGGCTGCTTGAAGTACCCCGCGGAACTTTTTGAACGAATGCAAGCAACCCTAGAAGGGCCCGGGCCGATGGTAGACGGACGCAAAGACGACGCAGGGAAAGCACGCGTAGATCTGATACCCGAGGGGGCTTTGGGATCTGTCTACTCCCCCTCGGAGCATTGGAGCCAAGCGCGCGCGGCTTTGGATTGCGCAATGGTCACGAATTCCGGGGGGGAGAAACTGCGGTACGTAACGCAAGCCCTTTGGTTCTTGGATCGCCGGGAACCGCACCTAGCCATGGGGGAGGTGCTCGAATTCGGAGCGCGCAAGTATTCCGTGGACAATTGGAAGAAGGTCCCGAACGCCCCCGAGCGCTACGCCCAAGCCTTCGCGCGCCACGTGTGCGCCCGTCTTGGCGGGGAGGTCTTGGACCCCGAGAGCGGCTTTCCGCACCTCGCACATGCGGCTTGCTGCGCAGCGTTCCTAGCCTGGTTTCAGGCGCAAGAAGAAGAGACCTGATGCAAGTTCTAAAGACCCTTGTGATCTGCGGGCAAGAGATACGCGTGATCGTCGCCTCCCCTAAGGAGGTCCCGGCCCTTTCGGACAAGTACGGGCTTTCGGACTTCGACGCGGGCGCGATCTACTTGCACGAAGAGAACACCCCGAGCCGCATGCGCTCGGTGCTCGTGCACGAGGTCCTACACGTCTTTCTTGAGGCTTCGGGCTTGGGGCAGTTTTTCGCGGGACACCTCGCCAAAGGCAAAGACTTCGACGCCTTGGAAGAGACGGCTATCCGCCTAGCTACGCCGCACGTTGTTGCGTTGCTTTCGGACAACGGGGAGCTTTGGACGGTGGGGGACGGTGATGCAGACGATCTTAGTTGATTGCGATGGGGTGCTAGCGGACTTTGCCGGGGGCGTCTGCGCGGCGTTGGACGCTTTGAACCCTCACCCTTGGCGGGGTGCTGCGAAGTACACGCCCGAGCGCTTCACCTCTTACGACGTGCGCAAGCACCTCTCGGAAAGAGAGCAAGAGCAAATGCAAGTGGCTTGCACCTCGCCCGGCTTCGCGGCTTCGCTAGAGTGGTACGCTGGCGCGCAAGCATGGCTCGCAGCGCTGCGCCCCCTCGGGGAGATCGTGTGCCTCACGGCGCCGTTTACGGGCGCCCCTACGTGGGTGCAAGAGCGCGCGGCGTGGCTTCGTGGTCACGTCGATCAAGTGCACTTCTGCCACGCGAAAGAAAAGGCCGAAGTTCCGGGGGACCTCTTGATAGAAGACCGTTACGCAACGTGCGTGGCGTGGACGCGCAAGCAAGGGCGCCAAGCGATCTTGATTGACCGTCCGTGGAACCAGGGCCCGGACCTTGATAACGTGCACCGCAGCACTCACGGGCTGCCTTCCGTTGCAGTAGTTCGCGCCCTCTTGGGTGCCGAATGAGCACCGTTTCAAGAGTGATCATCCCCGATTCGCACGGCGCACATATCGACCTTGCCGCGCGTGCCGCGTTCCTTACCGACCTCAAAGCGATCTGCCCTGAACAGATCGTGATGCTCGGGGATCACCTCGACGCGGGGGGCACGTTCTCTACGCATCAGCGCAGCTACACGAATGAGATCCCCGAGAGCTACGAGGATGACTGTTCCGCTACGAATTCCTTCCTAGATGCGATCCAAAAGGCTGCGCCCAAGGCTTCGATTCAATACCTCGAGGGCAACCACGAAGCCCACGTGGAACGATGGGCCGCGCGCACGTTCACTAACAAGAAAGACGCTGATATGCTTCTTGAGCGCTTCGGCCCGGCCGCAGCCCTCGAGCTAAAGCAGAGGGGGATCAGGTATTACAAGCGCTCCGAGCAATACATGGGGCTCTCTATCCCTGGGGCTATCCGGCTTGGGAAAGTGCACTTCGTCCACGGGGTGAGCCACTCGAGGCACGCCGCAGCTACGCACGTTGCACGCTTCGGCGCGAACGTGGTCTTTGGACACGTGCACCGCTCGCAAAGCGTTGTAGAGCGTACCGTCGTTTCCGAGGGGTTCGGCGCTTGGTGCCCCGGCACCTTGGCGAAGCTACAGCCGCTTTACGCGCACACCTCCCCAACGTCTTGGAGTCACGGCTACGGGCTGCAATTCGTCGCGGGCTCGGGGAAGTTCATGCATTGGAACGTCCCGATCCATCGGGGGGAATCGATGTTGATCCAGACCGTGGATATGCTCTCCCGCCGAAAGGGGGGCTCCCGTGTCACAAGCTAGTGAGCGCATCAAGAAGCTTGCGGAGTACGTAGCCGTGCGTAACGCGAAGGAAGAGCCCAAGCGTGCGCAGCGCATGCGAGACGCCCTAGTAGAGATGAACCGTCCCCTAGCGATCCGGCTTTCTCGAAGGTACGGGATCGGCGGGGAAGACGAAGACGTTTTGCAAGCTGCGCTGATCGGGGTGACACGCGCCCTCGAGACCTACGAGCCTGGCAAAGGTTCGTTCTCTACCTACGCGGCTTACTGGATTCGGCACGAGGTACAGCAAGCCTTGCAGCACGCCACGTCTATCCGGCGCACGCGCCAGCATCGGATCCCCGCGCCCGTCGCGGCTGCGGCTAACAAGTGGCGACTAACGCACGGCTGCGAGCCCACGCCCGAAGACCTCGGGGTGAGCCGTTCGGATTGGGATGACTGGACCATGGCGCCCGGCTTCGTCTCGATTCAAGACGATGATTCGGATCAGACATCCCCCTACACGATCCTCGGTACCTCGGACCATGACGGGTCCAACCCTGAGGCGCTAACCCAAGAGCTCGAGGCTGCGCTAGCGGGGCTTTCCGAGCGCTCTCGGGACTTGATCGTAGCGTTCTACGTGGAAGCTGGCGGGGAGATCTCTATCGCAGAGCTAGCCAAGTCCAAGGGAATTCCCGTCAAGACCGCGGAGCTCGTTATCAGCAAAGCGCGTAGGCACTTGCAACGAGCCCTAGGCGTCACGGAGCAATGAAGCCCGGGGCTCTCGTGTCCCTTGATCGAACCGTGGGGCTAGTGGACGGCTTGCACGCCTTCGTCCGGATGGCGTGGCATCAAGTAGAGCCCGGGCCGTTCAAGGATAACTGGCACATTGGCGCGGTCTGCGAGCACCTCGAAGCGGTGCACCGCGGGGAGATCCGCCGTCTCGTGATCAATATCCCGCCCGGCTGCATGAAGAGCCTAACCACGTGCGTCTTCTGGCCTGTGTGGTCTTGGATCCAAGACCCGAAGCTGCGATGGATCTTCACCTCCTACGACGGGCGCCTAACGGGCAAGCGTGACGGCGGGAGGTGCTTGCAGCTAGTGCAAAGCTCTTGGTTCCGCCAACGTTGGGGGCACCTCTTTACCGTGCCCGCAAAGGAAGCGGCTGCGGGAGACTTCGCTACCAGCGCGGGGGGCTTTCGCTACGGCACTTCCTTCGAGGGAGGAATCACGGGGCGCCACGCGCACCGCGTCGTAATCGACGATCCTATCAAGCCGGGCAATCTAACGAAGGTCGCCTTAGACAATTGCGAAGACCTTTGGAAGACCACGCTTCGATCTCGAATCCTCCCCGAAGACGAAGGGGGCGCAGCCGTCCTAATCATGCAGCGGCTACACGAGAGGGACCTAGCGGGCATCTTCGAGAAAGAGGGGGGATGGGACTTCTTGCGCCTTCCTATGCGCTTCGAGTCCTCAAGACCCTGTAGCACCTCGATAGGGTTCAAAGACCCTCGGGAAGATGACGGGGAGCTTCTCTTTCCTTCCCGCTTCTCTGATACGGAGGTCTCCGCGAGAGCTCGCGAGATGGGCCCTATCGGCGCCGCAGCGCAAGAACAGCAGCGCCCAACGCCCGAGGGCGGGGCAATCTTCCAACGCGCTTGGTTCAAGCGCTACGCCGCAGCGCCCGCGCGTTTCGAGATGCTCTTGCAGTCTTGGGACATGGCTTTCAAGGGAGAGAAAGATTCGGACTTTGTTTGCGGGCAAGTGTGGGGCGTGCTCGGGGGGGAATACTACCTCTTGGATAGGATCCATGAGCGCTTGGACTTCCCGGGCACCGTCGCAGCCGTAGAAGCCATGTGCCGCAAGTGGCCACGCGCGGGCGTGAAGCTCGTGGAAGCGAAGGCAAACGGCCCTGCTGTAGTCTCGCACCTCAAAAAGAAGATCTCGGGCTTTGTCGAGATAGAGCCCGAGGGCGGGAAGATTGCACGCGCTAACGGAGTGGCTCCCTACTACGAAGCGGGGAACGTGCTTCACCCCTTGCCCGAGCACGCGCCTTGGATAGACGATCACGAAGCCGAACTACTAGCGTTCCCCAAGGGGGCGCATGATGATTCCGTGGACGCTTCGACGCAGGCACTAGCTTGGGTTGTAATGCGAGCCTCCCAACTAGCCGCAGCTATGAGCGCCATCGATAAGGACCCCTCGAGGCTCGCAGCCCTGGGGTTGACTTGAACCGTTACCCGCACCCTCACCCCCTGAACAATGCCAGGGGGGCCTTGGCAGATCTTGCATTCCTCGAGTGGCTAAAGGACTCACCCCCGATAGTGCTCAGAGCCCGTCTTGCGCTTTGGCTTGCGCAAGGGAAAGAGATCCCACGCTGGAAGCTTGCAGCACTTCGGAGGGCCGTAGCTCGTGCAGCCCCGCGATGAATTCGACGCGCTAGAGCGCATGCTCGAGGAAGGCTTGCCCCTTGCGGAAGTGCTGCGCTTCGCGGGAGCCATCGCGACTATCGAGGGGCAACGCGCGGAGATGCGCGAAGAGATTGGGATCGCTTCGACGATCCCCCCGGCCTTGCTCTAATCGTACACTTCCGAGATCACCGGGATAGCAACGCAGCGGCATTGAAAGTCCTCGCCAGGGTGGCCCACGGCGGGGGGGTTGTTCCACGCGAAGCGCTGCCCCTCGAGGGCGCGGTGTTCGTCCCGGACGCGTTCGTCTAGCGATGTGCTCCACTCGTAGGACTCCACGCCCGCTTGAACTTGTCGGGTTTGCGTGATCGCGGCGTTCGTCTTGAGGGTCTGATCTCGGGCGATAAGTTCCGCACGAGAGACGCTTACGTTCCCCCGCTCGAGTAGCCGGGCTTGCAATTCTTCTACGCGCCAAGTGTTCGCCTCGGGATCGTCGAAGATGTCCCGCACGTCTTCTGCGTACAGCCGCACGGCCTTTTCGACTAGCCGAATGTTCTCGTCTCGAGCCTTGGCGATAGTCGCAGAGATACCCATAGCGTTCGCGTTGATTCCGATCACCCCGAGCGCCTTCGCGTTGTCCCCCGAGACCTCGGAGCCCATGGCGTCGAACAACGGCGCCACGGTACGGGGCACCGCTGCGATCATCCTAACGAAGTGCAATTCCAAGGCGCTGCGCAGAGGCTTTACCGCGTCCCCCCGAAGCACGCCCTTCGTTCCAAGGAAAGCCAAGGTCTCCTTTTCCACGGCCCGCAGCAAGCCCCCTAGCGCTGCCTCGTAGCGCCTTTCCGCCTTGGTGCTTGCCTTTAGACGCTTCGCGAGTGCGCGCCGCTTGGCGCGGCTAGAGAGCCGGGGCATTCGTGTCGCCCTGGTTTGGGTCCGCTACCGGGAGAGGTGCGGTATCTCCCCCGGGCTCGGCTGGTAGCCCAAGCTTCGCGCGAATTTCGTTCTTCGTAGCCACGCCATATTGCAAGTGGTACCCGAAGAGCTCTTGGGCTGCCTTGCCTCCTATGTCTAGTTCTGCCTCGAGCGAAGCGGTACGGGCTTCTTCGTTGATCATGATCGCCCCGCCTTGCTTCTCCCCGAAGCGGGCTAGCGCCACTTCCTCGGGGAAGAGCACGCCCTCTTGAATGTAGATCTGATCTGTCTCGGCTTGCGCCTTGTCTTGCTGCGTCTTCTCGAGGGCGCTCGGGGCGTTCAAGGGCTGCCAAAGAACCTTGACCCTATCCCCGCCCGAGAGCATGGCGTAGAACTTCCGCACCGCGGGCTCAAGCTCCTTAGTCTGCATCGTAGAGACTTCATCGTACCAAGCCCGGGTATCACTTTCCCCCGTGGCGCTAAGCCCCGCGGGAGAGCGCCCGAAAAGAATCGTTGCAGGCATATCCGAGAACGCGCAGATCAGAAGCATCATGCGATCCAAGATCTCGGGAATGCCCGAGAAGCTTGTAGAGATCCTCTCGAATTTCTCGCCCTCGGAATCCAGCATGATCGCCCGGCCCGAAGAGCGTTGCATATCCACGAGGGACATACGCGTCTTGAGCGTATCGGGGTCCGTGGCGATTGCCTGCATCAACCCGTTGATCGTGAACACGGCTTGGCTCGCATCGGCCATCAACGCCGCCGAAGACTGATAGCTTGTCACGTACCACTGAAGAGCCGTGTAGACCCTCTGCAAGACGGACAAGCCCCAACCGTTCGACATACGGCGCCGTGCGTCTGCGGGCACGCCATCGAAGCGAAGCACGCGGCTTTCATGCACGAGGGCCGTAGTCCCTTCGGCGCCGATCCTGTAGAGCTCGGGCTTTCCGAATTGCGGGCGCAGCACTTCGCGGTACGTCTGCGCCACGGACACGAAGCGACGATCCAAGGGCGTGAGATAGTCCACGCTGCGCACACCTCGAGGGTTCAAAGGTTGATCTGCGGGGAGCCCGTCATTCGCCCCCACTAGCAAGATCGCGCTACCGTACGCGCGGGCGCCGATCACGGCTTCCACTAGAGCATCGTCGAAGTTCAAGCCCTCGGCTTGCTCCCGCAGCGTTTCGATCTTCTTGGCGTCCGCGCCCTCGAGGTCATACCCCCGGCGCAGCGCTTCCTTAGGCTTCTTCTCTACGATCTTCGCTGCAAGTGCATCGCTTTCCAGCATCGCTTGGATCGCGAAGTCATTCAGAAGCAAGGGGCTCGCAAAGGCAAGCTGCGCCACTTTATCGCGGGAGGTCCCGTAGCCAAGGGCCGCGTTCTCCCAAGCGTCCGAACGCGCCCGCGGGGGTTCGATCACTTGCGTGATAGCAGGGGACGGGTAGAGGTATGCGCGTGCGCGTTCGAGTAGACCCACGCGGGAGGCTAGGCTTTGGCACATGCCGTACAAAACCCCAAAGGGAAGGCTCCGAGAGAACGGCGCACGCCGCGTGCTCGAGCTACGCGCGGGGGGTTGGACCTATGACAAGATCTCTCGGGAGCTCTCGCTTTCCCTCGGGACTGTCTACAGGATCTGCAAGGGCCGCACGTGGGGCTTCTTGCAAGAGGCTACCCCGTGAGCAAGGCAACCCGGGAGCGCTGGAAAGAGGCGCACAAGCCCTGGCACCGTCTCGAAGCGGAGCCCGAAGACGCGTGGCGCGCTTTCCAAGCGTACAGGGATCAAGTGGGCCCGCGGTCTATCCCACGCGTAGGTGGCCAAGTGCAACGCATCTACGAGTGGGCGAACGCGTACGCATGGCGGGAGCGCGTGCGGGAATTCGATAGGCACCTCGAGAGCATCAAAGACGAAGAGCGCGAAGCACTCCTAAAGGAAGACGCCAGGGATACGACGGCGCAGCGGCTGCGCATCTTGGCTTCTGCTAAGAGTCTTGCGGGGCGGGAGCTCGCCAAGCTTGACCGGCTATCCCAGGAATCCGGGGAGATGCCTGGGCCCTTCACCTTGGCGCAGATCACTCGTCTTGTAGACGTTTCGGTAAAGCTTGATCGCCTCGAGCGCGGGCAAAGCACGGAGCACATCGAAACGGATTTTGACTTTTCCAAGCTCACGCCCGAAGAGAGGGCGCACTATCAAGAGCTTCTGAAAAAAGTATCCCGCGAAGACTGAACAACGCGCAGCCCTCGGGGTAGAGGATCGGCATGCAGATCTTCGGCGTGGACCCCGGGCTAGCTACAGGCTTCGCGTGTCTCGTAGAGGGCGGGGCGCTTGCTTGGTGCGGGCTCGGGGAGCTCGCGGGCGTACCCGGCCCGGGGGACCTCGTAGTTATCGAGGTGCCGCAGATCTACCGGAAGAGCAAAGGGGACCCTAACGATCTGATCACCTTGGCGCTTCAAGCGGGAGGTTACCGCGAGAGGTATCAGCAAGCAGGGGCGCGTGTGATCACCGTCAAGCCTGCGGAGTGGAAGGGCCAAGTAGACAAGGGCGTGCATAATGCACGAGTGCTTCGCACGCTAGATCCTCGGGAGTTAGGGACCTACGAGCACCTAACAAAGTCCGTAGCCCCCTCAAAAAGAAACAATGTGATCGACGCTATCGGGCTCGCAAAGTGGGCTTTTGCCGTGGAACTTTGGCGCAGAGCGGGTTAGACCTCATGCATGGCCACGAAGACCCGAGGCGCCAAGAAGAGCGCAATCAAAGGCACGCCCCGAGCCAAGCCCAAGGCTTTCGCTAGGCTCCCCGCGATGCGTGTGGAAGAGACGAAGAAGCGCGGGCGCCCCGTGATCTATCAAGACCTGTACCCCGAGATCTGGGTAAGGCTCTTCGATGCGTACGGAGGTCTCGAGGGTCTCGTAGTCGCGGTAGGTCTACGCCCTGAACAGCACAATCAAGTGCGCCGTTGGGCCAAAGGTGAGACCCTCCCGGGCGCCGTGACACGTCGCAAGATCTCCGATCTCGCTTTGCATAAGGGGCTGCCCTCCCCCTTCGAGGATTAGGCGATCACTTCGCGCCCTGCTGCGCCGAAGCGAAAGCCCATACGAGCCCCCCCCACGTTCGTGTAGAGCGCGAAGCCCCCTTCGCAGGGGACAAGGCACTGCAAGCCCGTACTGGGTACGTCATACCCTGAGTCAAGCCAAGTGGCGCCTTCCGTGAGCGAATACAATAGCCGGGCTTCTGACGTGAATTGTAATGCAAAAAGCCCCGCGGGCGTGCCGGTCATGGCGACCCACGCCGCGCCGAACGGGAGGGGGTTCACTAGAACCCTGCCCGTTCCGTAGGTAAGTTTTGAGGTGAACGTCTCCCCCCCGTCCGTGGAAAGGAGCACCTCCCCCCCGCCTACTACGGTATCGGCTGCGGTATACATGAAGCCTTCCGCACCCCCTCCGAGAACGTCTAGATAGGTGTTCTCGTCCAAGTAGACGGCTGCGGCGCCAGTGTTCGGGATATCAACGTGTGTAAGGTCCGTGCGGGCCGTCCACGTCAAGCCCCCGTCGTCTGAGGTGGCTACGGAGCTTTCCGTAGTGGTCGCATCCTTGCGAGCTACGAGCACCGTACGTCCCCCGTGGGTTACGATCCCGTGCCTCGAGTGTCCCGCAGCCCAGGCGCCCGGGAGTGATCGGGGTGTCCACGTAACGCCCGTGGGGCTCGTCTCGATAGCGATAGTTCCGCCGTTGTGATACGCCGCGATAAAGAGAGAGCTATCCGCGTCGTAAACGATTCGGGGCGTTGTGAGGTTTGTAGGGGCCACGGCTAGAGCGTTTACGTGCTTCGTCCAAGAGCCCCCGCTTTTGCGGTACACGTCCCGAGATCCCAACGTAAGCGCCACGATCTCCGAAGGGGACACTGCACCTTTAGCTACGTTGCGCGGAGTGCCTCCCGAGACCTCAGAAGCCGCAGACCAGGTAGTGCCCTGATCGTTCGAACGGCGCACGTTGTCCGTGGATCCAAGAGAGTACCAGTGCCCCTCGTAGGGGGACCAGAGCAGAGAATTCGCACCCCCTGTGATCGCTACCGCGGTGCGGAAGTTCTGGAAGGGCGCTTGTCCAACGTACTGAATGATCGAGACAAGTTCCACCTTCGCATTCACGGAGCCCTGTAAGGACTTCTGAAAGAGATCGTTCAAGTAGTCCGCGGGGATTCGCGATTCAGGAACGAAGTAATCCCCCGGGGGGGCCACCTTCGTATTGCTCCCGGCCCAATCCTCGGGACCAGCGGGGTACGTTGCGGTAGCTGCCCAAGTGGGCGTTGCGTAGGAGGGGTCTGCGGGGCGTGACACGCCGAAGCCTAGGGCGCGGGTACGGTGAGACCATACCTAGCGAGCAAGTAAGCGGAGAGCTCCCGTAGGTCCTTCGCAGTAAGCTCCCCGTTCCAGATCGCTACCTCTGCGATCCTACCCGTGAGCTTTGCAAGCCCCCCGTATGCGTTCGACCCTAGCCCGAAGTCCGAAGTGATCGGAGCGCTGGTAGCAGCGGAGGTATCCTCGGGCGTGGCGAAATTGTTCACGTACAGCGACGCAGCCGCGCCCGTGTCCGCGATCAAGATCGCGCAAGGCGTAGAAGGGTCTTCCGTAGTGCCTACGGGGTTGCTAGAGCCCGAGAGCCATTCGACCACGCCCCCCGTGTGCCCTAGCACAAAGGAATCCGTGGCGCTCGAGAAGAAAGCCGAGCCCAGGGTGGCGTCACCTACCAGAAGAAAGGTTCGCTTCCCCCTGATCGGGAAGTAGTCAAGCCAGAGAGCGCTATCCAGATCGTTCGTGCCGTCGAATTCTACGACGGGCGCGAAGTTGTAATCAGGATCGTTGGGCACGATCACGGGAGGCGGGTTAGCCGTCTCGGCTTGCGGCCTACGAGCTCCCGGCGCAAGGTCAGACCATATGAAGGTGCCAAAATCCGCGGCACTGTCTCCCCGTAGCCACATACGCAACGGGCTCGAGGGGCTAGCCGGGGTCCACGCGGGATAAGCCCCTACCGTTACGGTGCGCGGGGGGAGGTGCCAAGCCTTGGCGAATAGCTCGAGGTCCGCACCTTCGGACCATGCGAAGCGCCCCCCGATGCCAGCATCCCCGGACCAGCCGAAGCTTGCTAGAGCCGTGGCATGGTCTGCGCGGTCTCCCGAAACGAGGGTGCCATAGGACCCCGCCATACGCGTTTTGCCTAGCAGCCCCGCAAGGTACTTGCCCGAGGCGGGGAACGGTAGAACCGTCGTCTCGTGATCTAGCTTGGGCCCTTCCCGGTATTCGATGGGATCCGCGTTGCCGTTCGCCGTAGCTGCGAGCGATGCAACGGTGATCATATCCTCCGAGCGCCCTTGGCTCTTGAGCACGCGCACCTTGATCTTGATAGCCGTGCGGTAGTCCGCATCGGAGCGGAGTAGGCGGGGCTCGGCTACAATCGCTCCAATCCCGTCTAGCTGATCGCCCACGGCGCTATCTAGCTGGCGTGCCTCGAGCACGTCCCACGTGAGAGACTCCAAGGCTTGCAGCCGCTTCGCCAGGGCACGCAAGATCCCCTCGGTAACAAGCTTGCCACGGAACGCATCCGTTAGGAGCGCAACGCTAGCCGCTTCGTAGGTGAGGTCTTCCGAAGGGATCATCCCAGGGCTACCGTTACGTCAGAAGTATCTAGGGTTGCGATCTCGCGGGAGCTAATCGAAAGGTTCGCGATCCCCGAGGGGCTAGCCGTGAACCCTAGCCGGAAGTCCGTCACATCGACCACGCCCGGAACCGTAAGCGCTTCGGCCCTGTAAGCGAGGGCGATCACATCAGAGCCCAAGCCCTGCGTAGCTGCCACGCGTGCCGCAGCTGCAGCTTTCACGAGGTCTGCGCCGTTGCTCGGGTAGATCGCGGGATCGACGGTGATCGTGTACTGCAAGTACAGAGGTTTTTGCGTGGACCTCGAGAAGTTCACGATGCGATCCACGCCTTCGCTATCGGGAGTGGTGCCCGTAACTGCGCCGTGGGTCTGTACCCCGGAACCCTTGTTTTTCCAGATCGCCGCACGGATATCTGCGTTAGCGGCTGCGGGGATCAAGCCGTCATATACGAGCACCTCGATAGCCTTCGAGGGTATCCCGTCCACTTCTACATCCGAGTAATTCTCAAAGACGTAAGCTTGCTCTACGCCTTCCACTTGCAGCACGTCCGCTCGCACCGCATCGGGCGTGCTCCCGCCCCCCGCTGCAAGTTCCTCGAGGCGCCGCAGCCGCAAGGCTTCGTCCGTGTCTTCCTCTAGCCCTAGCGCTGCGTCGTCTGCGTTCGTGATCGAATTCCAGCCTGATAGGGGCGTGGCAATCTCTTCGAGGGTGCCCGCGTTCGCCACGATGGGCCCGAAGTCCACGGCTTCGAACCAGAGGGGGTAATCCCCCGTCGAACCCACGGGACCTATAGCCGCTTCATTCCGAAAGAGCACGTCCGGGTAGCCCGCAATGTGCCCGAACATGGTTCCCGCAAGCGCCGTGAAACCCACGTTCAAGTTGACGGTGCACAAGACACGGGAGCGCGTAGCCGCTTGCCGTACGGTGCCCGTGATCGCTGATACGGTCTCGAGCGCGAAGCCCTCGGAGGCTGCGGGGTTGAAGGCGTTGTATGCCACGGTCACGAGCTCATAGGCATTGGCCAGCTTCGCCGCGAAGATGCCTACGATCTGCCCCAAGGGTTGGTTAGCCGAGAGGTCTAGTGCGGGGTCCACGTTCGCTAGGAGGTCTGCCACGATCTCCGCGCGGATCTCTTCTACCGTAGGGGTAACCAAGCCTGTAGGGGTAACGCTCATTCTTCGACCTCGACAACGAACCGATCACCAATACCGCCCACGATTGCGCGCCCGTCTTCGCAGATAGCCCGGAAGTCCAAGAGCAAGACGCGCGTGGACGAGAGCGAAAGAGAAAGGCTCTCGATAGACGCGACGAACGCGGTACCAAGGATCACTTTCTCGAAGATCTTCCGCACTACCCCGAGGTCTGCGCCCTTCTTGAGCACGTGCCGCAAGTAGGGGATCCCTTCCTCGGTATCTAGGAACCACGAACCTTTCCAGCGCAGGAACTTGTTACGCAAGGTGATAGCCGCAACGCGCGCGGGATCCGTCTCGAGCACTAGCCGCCCGTTCGTGAGGGCCATATCCCCCTCGGATGTTTGCGCGAACGTAGACACGGGCAAGGCTAGGCCCCGAGGTCAGATACCTTTGACCAGCGTGGCGCCTACGACGGGCACCGCGGAGCCCGTGCCTACCGTAACGCCCGAAGCCGTGATCAGCGCCAAAGACGCAGCCGAAGCGGGCGCCGCAGCCCCCGCTAGCAAAAGGTTCAAGGCGTCCCCGAATGCTTGCAGCCCTACTAGCGAAGCCTGAATGCCCGAGAGCGCAGCGGATTGCGCCGCAATGTGCGCAAGTAAGGGGGTCTCGAGCACTACGGGGATAACCGCAGCTTGCCCCCCTAGCTGTATTTTCTGCGCATCGGAGATCCGGATTTGCTCGGGCGCCCCGTCCAAGCCGAAGACCGCTCCCGCCGAACGTGCCGCAAGGTCTGCGGGCGCTAGGGGTTCGGGGATCGGATAGCCCCCGAGGATCGCGAAACAAGACCCGAGCCCGTGCAACGTGGCATCCACGGGAGAAGACGCCTCCCCCGAGGCTTGCCACTCCCCGAGGGCCGAATGTGAGAACACGAGCACAACGCGATCCCCTTTCTCGAGGGGGACGGAAAGCACGAAGCCCCCGCCCCTCGGGAAAGATACCGGGACCTTGGGGATCACGGGGAGCTCTTGGTATTCTGCGCTCCCATCGGAGAGCACAAGACGGCGCTTGATGCTTGGCTTGCAATCCGCGGTCTGGGTTACGGGATCGTAGCTCTCTACCGTCGCAGGTAGCGCCGTATAGACACCCTGCAAGGCGCGGCGCGTGGCTTCTTCTAGGACCTCTGATACGGACGGATTAG